CTGGAGGTCAACGTCTGGGTCGACTCGAACTTCAGCACCGCCTACTTCAACACCATCACGAACTCGACCATCACCATGACCGCCGACACCGGCCAGATCTGGGTGATCAACGGCGGCTTCTGCTCCGCGCCGCCGGCGATCGGCCAGAAGGACGGCAAGGCCAAGGTGGTCTTCATGGGTCCGCCCGCTGACCAGGTGTCGTGATGGACACCGTTCTCTACGCGCTGAAGCACCCGGTCACCGTCACGCTCAGGGCAGTCGGCGGCGAGCCACGCCAGGAGACCGTCACGGAGGTCACCGTGCGCCGCGCCAAGGCCAAGGATCTGCGCCTGCTGGACCGCGTCACCGGGCAGATCGCCCAATCGCTGACGCTGATCGAGGCGTTGACCGGCCTCAACAAGGCGCAGGTCGATGAACTCGACGGCGAGGATGTCGCGGGGCTGGGAGAGATCGTCGCCGATTTTTTTCCGGATATCCGGGCGACTGGCGCGCCGTCCTAGGCGACATCGCCGGCGTCTTCCATTTCCCGCCCTCCGAGCTTTGGGAGATGGACCTCGAAGAACTTTTGATGTGGCACGAGCAGGCGGTGCGAGTCAGTGAAGGACCTAAAACTTAGCCTGATCGTCGAGGCGCTGGATAAGGCCACCGCCCCCCTCAAGAAGATCGGCGGCGCCATCGCCGGGCTCGAAGGCAAGATTCACGGCTTCAACGAGAAGTTCAAGAAGCTCGCGGGCGTAGAGGCTATCGGGGGCGCGGCCCTGGTCGGCGGCATCGCGGCCGTCAGCGCGGGCGTCTTCGAGCTGACCAAGCACTTCGCGGAAGTGGGCGAGCACGCCGAACTCACGAGTCAAAAAGTCGGCATCGGGGCGGTAGCGCTGCAGCGATTTGAGTTCGCCGCGAAGGCGGCGGGCGTCGGGGCCGAGGCGCTGGATACGGGCACACGGATGTTTGCCATGCATATCGCCGCAGCCGCCCGTGGCTCGAAGGCAGAGGTCCGTTCGCTGGCCGAGTTTGGTGTCACGGTCAAAGACATTCACGGCAATCTGCGGCCGATGAAAGACCTGCTCGGCGACGTCGCCGACGCGTTCTCCAAGATGCCCGATGGGGCGATCAAAACCGATGCGGCGATGAAGCTGTTTGGTCGCTCTGGCGCGGATCTGATTCCGCTGCTCAACAAGGGGCGCGCCCAGATCGACGCCTGGGGCGATGCCGCCGAAAAGATGGGCCTCGTCATTAACGAGGACGGAATCAAGAAGGCGGCCGGTTTCAACCTGGCCCTGAAGAACCTGCAGGGAGCGATTGAGGGCCTCAGGCTGAAACTGGGTGGCGCGTTGGTTCAATCGGTGACGACGGCGATGAACACGGCGGCCGAGTTCATCAAGGCGCTTTCGCCCAAGGCGATCGACGCCTTCACCAAAGGGCTGAACGAACTCATCAAGAAGATGCCGGCCATGGCGAAGGGCCTAGCAAATATCGCGCAGCTCGGGATCGGGGTGATAAGTTTCTTTCTGACGCTGGCCTCCAATTCGACGGCGCTGAACGCTGTCTTGATCACGCTCGCGGGGTTCATGAGCCTCCAGTTCGTCGCTGCCGTCATGGAGGGCGTGAACGCCCTCAAGGCCTTGAAAGTCGTCGCCGCCGTGGGCTTCATCTGGGACATGATCGCCGGTTTCGCGGCCTTGGTGCCGTCCGTTGGTCTTGTCGACGCGGCGATGATGACCCTCAACGCGGTGATGGCGCTCAATCCGATCGGCCTGATCATCATCGCGATCGGCGTCTTCATCGGCCTCGCAGCCGTCGTGATCGCCAACTGGAAACCCATTTCCGCCTTCTTCGTCAATCTCTGGAAGTCGAGTGTTGACGCGCTCAAGACCGCGTGGAGCGGCGTCACCGGCTTCTTCTCGAACCTGATGAGCGGCATCGAGAATATCTTCTCCAATGCCTGGAAGCGGATCACCGCCGGTATGCCGGACTGGCTGAAGACGGTGATCAAGGTCGGCGGCCTTGCGACGCTGATCGTGACCAATCCGGCCGTCGGCGTCGCGGCCACCACCGCAGCGGTCTCGCATGCTATCAGTTCGGGCGCACCCAAGGCGATGCAGCACGGCGCGGGGGCCGCCGGGGCGAACGGGCGGATTGACGCTCATATTCACGTCACCAGCGAGGGCAAGGCGCAGGTGAAATCCCTGCGCGCCAGCCCGGGCATGACGGCCACCGTCGATCGCGGGACATTCCACGGATGACGTGGTCCGACCGCTTCCAGGAGGGCTCTTTCCGGGGCGTTCCGTTCCTGATCACCAGCGCGCCGAGGCAGATCGGCCGCCGGCAGGAGATGCACGAGTATCCGGGGCGCGACACGCCGTGGACCGAGGATCTCGGACGATCGGGACGGCGCTGGCAGATCGAGTGCTTCGTCATCGGCCCGGACTATGACCTGGCGCGCAACGCGCTGGAGGCCGCGCTGGAAAAGCCGGGGCCGGGCACGCTGATCCATCCCTATCTGGGCACGCTGCAGGCCAGCGCCGGCGTCGCCACGGTGGTCGACTCGACGGCCGAGGGCGGCATGGCGTCGTTCTCGATCCCGTTCTTGGAGGCTGGCGTCGACGCCCAGCCCTCGGTCACCCCGGACACCGGCGTGGCGGCCGGCGCGGCGGCGGCCAGCGTGCGGACAGCCTCGCTCAACAATGTCGGCGCGAACCTGACCATTCCCGGCTCCGAGTCGTTCATCACGCCCTCGGCGCTGAGCGTTCTGTCGAGCGCGGCCACGGCGATCCGGCTGGGCATCGCGGCGGTCAACGGCGACCCGCTGGCGGCGTTCGGCCTGCTGCAGCAGGTCGCCGGACTGGGCGGCGCGGGCGCGCTGGCCGATGTCGGATCGTTGGTCGGCACGGTGTTTGATGTGGTCGCCGGCATCAGCGATGTCGCCGCGGCGTCCGGGCCCGCGCTGGTGCAGCTGACCGGCCTGATCGATTTCGGGGCCAGCCTGCCGGCGGTTCCGCTGACGACGCCCAGCCGCATCGTGCAGGCGGGAAACCAGACCGCGCTGGTGCTGCTGGTGCAGTGCGCGGCGGCGGCGGCGGCGGTCAACACCGTGGCCGGCACCACCTTCAGTTCATACGACGAGGCCGCCGGCGTGCGCGACCCGCTGGCCGATCAGCTCGATGGTCTGGCGACCGCGATCTCCGTCTCAGGAGACGACGCGCTGGCCGCCGCGATGGACGCGCTGCGCCTGGCGATGGTGGTCGACGTGACCGCGCGCGGGGCGTCGCTGGCGAGGCTCTACAGCTACACGCCGGCGACCACCGAACCGGCGCTGGTGATCGCGCAGCGCCTCTATGGCGACGCCGCCCAGGCCGACGACATCATCGCCCGAAACGCCCCGCCGCGGCCGGCGTTCATGACCGGCGGCCTGCCGATCCAGGTGCTCAATGTCGCCAGCTAGCGGGCCCGGATTCACCGTGCTGATCAACGGCGGCGCCTATGGCGGCTGGACCTCGATCGAGGTCACCAAAAGCCTCGACACCATGGCCGGCGGCTTCGACATCGGCACCACGGAACGCTGGCCCGGACAGCCGGCCGACTGGCCCGTGCAGACCGGAGACGCGGTGCAGATCATGGAGAGCGGCGAGCTGCTGCTGACCGGCTGGGTCGACGTCGTCGGGCCGCGCGAGGACGCCTCCAGTCACGAGATCCGCGTGAGCGGGCGCGGACGCACCAATGACCTGGTCGACTGCAGCGCGATGAACATGCCGGGGCGCTGGGCCAACCAGAAGATCGAGGCGATCATCGGCGACCTGACCTCGCCGTTCGGGATCTCCGTGGCGACCTCGGGCGACACCGGCGCGCCGTTCGCGGCGTTCGCCCTGCAGCAGGGCGAGGCGGTGAAGGACGCCATCGACCGGCTATGCCAGCAGCGCGGCCTGCTGCCGGTCGAGACGACGTCGGGCGACCTGATGCTGACCGCCCCGGGGACCGATCGCGCGGGCGGCCAGCTGGTGCTGGGCGGACCGGGCGCGAACCTGATCGCCGGCGAGGGCAAGCACGACGCCAGCGCCCGATTCAGCCTCTACGTCGTCAAGGGCCAGCGCCAGGGCAACGACCAGGACAGCGGCGCGACCGTCTCCAAGGTCACCGCCAGCGCGGTCGATCCGCTGGTGACGCGGTACCGGCCGCTGATGATCATTTCCGAGGAACAGGCCGACACCGGCTCGGCGGCCAACCGGGCGAAATTCGCCGCCACGGTGCGCGCCGGACGATCGCAATCGGGCAAGCTGACCCGCACCGGCAGCCGTGACGCCGCCGGCGCACTGTGGGCCGCCAATCGCCTGATCACCGTCAACGCGCCGGATCTGGGCCTGCAGGGCGACCTGCTGATCAGCGAGGTGCGCTTCGCGGCCGGCGATTCCGGAACCACCACCGAGATCAGCGTCACGCGGCCCGAGGCGTACAGTTTGGGCGAGGTCAAGGGCGTCGGCCTGTCGCGTTTGGACAGCCGCCACGCCGGGCGCGGCATGAAGGCGAAAAGCTGATGCTGGCGGCCCTCAATCACATGGTGAAGGACGCGCGCCGGCGGGCGATGATGGCCATCGCGCGCGGCGTCCTGAACGTCATCGACGACAGCAAGAAGGCGCAGTCGCTGCAGCTCGATCTGCTGGATGGCGAGACCGCCGACACCATCGAGCGCTTCCAGGAATACGGCTTCACCAGCGTGCCGCACGCGGGCGCCGAGGCGGTGATGGTGAGCGTCGGCGGATTGCGCAGCCACGGCATCGTCATCGCCGTCGAGGACCGCCGCTATCGCCTGACCGGCCTCGTCGGCGGAGAGGTCGCGATCTATGACGATCAGGGCCAGAAGCTGCATCTGCAGCGCGCCGGCATCCTGCTGACCAGCCCCTTTCCGGTGACCATCAACTCGGCCGACCACGTCAATGTGACGGCGCCGCACGTGGTGGTGACCAGCAACGACGTGCAGCTGGGCGCGGCCGGCGGCCCGGCCGTGGCGCGGGTCGGTGATCACGTCGATCTGGGCGCGGGGACCATCTCCAGCGGCTCGGCGAAAGTGACGGCCGGCTAATGGATATCGCCCTTTCCGCCATCGCCGCGCTGACCGATGATTTCGCGTTCGACATCACCCTGACCGGGCCCGACCTGACGCCCGAGCAGGGCATGACGACGGCCGTCATCATCAGCCTGTTCACCGATGCGCGGGCGGCCGACGACGACGTGCTGCCCAATCCCGGCGGCGACCGGCGCGGCTGGTGGGGCGATACCTATGCCGCCATTCCGGGCGACGTGCAGGGCAGCAAGCTGTGGCTGCTCGATCGCGGGAAACAGACGCCCGACGTGCTGGTGAGCGCCAAGCAATACGCCGAGGCCGCGCTGCAATGGCTGGTCGACGACGGCGTCGCCGCCGGCGTCGTGGCCACCGCTTCATTCACCCAGACCGGCTGGTGGGCGCTGAACGTGGTGATCACCCGGCCCGATGGGCAGGCTCGCCTCAACTATGACTTCGTGTGGGCCAACTCATGACCGCCTTTAATCGACCGACCCGCGTGACTCTGGTCACCCGCGACCGCAACGACCTGAACGCGCGCATCGCGGGGGCCGACTCCAACCTGCGCCGCACCCTGCTCAACGGCATCGCCACCATGCATGGCGGCGCGATGGACGGGGCCTATGGCTATCTCGACTACATCGCTGACCAGATCATGCCCGACAGCGCCGACGAGGCGCATCTGATCCGCTGGGCCTCGATCTGGGGACTGACGCAAAAGCAACCGAGCGCGGCCAGCGGCACGGCGCAGACCAGCGGCGTGAGCACCAACGGACTGACCGTTCCCGCCGGCACGATCATCCAGCGCGGAGACCTGGTCACCTATCACACGACGGCCGACGCGGTGGTCGCCGGCGGCGTCGTCGACGCGCCGATCGCGGCGGTGATTCCGGGCAGCGCGGGCAACACGCTGGCGGCCACGGTGCTGACCACCATCGCGCCGATCGCCGGCATATCCTCCACCTGGACGGTGGACGCCGACATCACCAACGGCACGGATGTCGAGACGCCGGCGGAGCTGCTGGCGCGCCTGCTGTTCCGCATCCAGAACGCCCCGAAAGGCGGAGGACCGGGCGACTATGTGGAGTGGGCGACCAGCCAGCCAGGCGTCACGCGCGCCTGGGAATTCCCGCTGTGGAACGGCCTGGGCACCGTCGGCGTGGCCTTCGTTTTCGACGATCGGGTCAACATCTTTCCGCTGGTCGGCGACGTGACGGCCATGCAGGCGTACCTCAACTCGGTCGCGCCGAACACCGCCGCGGTGACCGCCTTCGCGCCCCTGCAGGACGCGGTCAATTTCACCATCCTGCTCAGCCCCGACACGGTCGCGATCCGCAATGCGGTGACCGCCGAGCTGACCGACCTGTTCACCCGCGAGGGCGTCCCGGGCGGCACGATCCTGCGCTCTCACTACGATCAGGCGATCGGCGCGGCGGTCGGATCGGGCGACTACACGGTGACCGCGCCCGCCGGAAACATCGTGCCGGCGGCGTACACGCTGCCCACCTTGGGAGTGATCACCTGGTGACCGGATTCACGCCGCTCCAGGGCGACTTCCAGGACATGCTGTTGCGGCTGCTGCCGCCGGGCAAGGCGTGGAACCGCGACCCGGCCTCGATGATGGGGCTGCTGGCGCTGGGTCTGGCGACCGAGTTCTGGCGTCTCGATGGCCGGGGCATG